ACATCACCCTATTAAACCAGACGTAGCTCCTACATATAGTCCAGCACAAGAGTTAGTACATGCTGTTCGACGTTACCAGAAATACATAGGTATTCCAGCAAATGGATATTTGAGTGATGTTACTAATAACTCACGATGGGCACAACAAGAAAGACCTACTACAGATAGTGGACAAGTTAAAGATCTTCCGCCAGACGCACATTAATTGAAGGAAACTAAAATGAAAAAACTATTAGTACTATTAGCACTATGCGTAGCCACTACAGCATTTGCTGGCGGCGAATCAAAGAAAGTTTGCGAAACCAACCCAAAGACAAAAAAAGAAGTTTGTAAAACTATCAAAGTTCATAAAAAAGTCGAGGGCGACAAAGTTCCAGAAAAGAAAAAGTAATCAAACTCTTGACAGGCTCCGTTTAAAATAGTATAATTAATACTATTAATGGAGCCTTTTTTACGACTATGACTGATTATTACCAAACATTAGGTGTTGGCGAGCAAGCTAGCCCAGATGAAATAAAACGAGCATATCGAAGCTTGGCTAATAAGCACCACCCTGACAAAGGTGGCGATCAAGCCCGATTTAAAGACATTAGTGTTGCTTATGAAAATCTAAGCGACCCTCAAAAGAAAGCCGAATACGACAACCAACGTATGCACGGTGGCAACCAACAATTCCACTTTAACACTGGGAATCCATTTAATGCAGGTGACCCGTTTGGACATATGTTTGGACAACATAACCCATTCGGAGATATATTTGCCCACATGCGTGGGGGACATCCGGGTATGCGAAGGAATCGCGATTTGAACATTCAGTGTGCTGTATCATTTGTTGACAGCTTCCACGGGAAGCAATTAGAAGCAAATTATCAACTGCCCAGCGGCCGCAATCAAAATGTTGTCATTAATGTGCCGGCTGGTATACGACACGGAGATACTATTAGATATTCGGGGCTCGGTGATGATTCATTCCAAGGCGTCACACGTGGTAATTTAAATGTTACTATTTTAGTTCAGCCAGATCCGATATATAGAAGACAAGATGATGATGTTTATATGACAGTGGATATTACTCCTATAGAAGCTATGATCGGCTGTAGGAAAACTATTAAAACATTAACTGGACAAACTATGGATCTAGATATACGTCCTGGCGTAGAGTCAGGGGTGGAATATGCTAGCAGTGGTCATGGATTTGTTAATGTGAATATCGGTAACAGGGGCAGATTTGTATCTGTTCTCAATATTAAATCAACTGCTATAACTGATCCTCAACTGATAGAAAAACTAAGACAACTAGATGCTGAAATTACACAAAGAGGATGATCCAATTCTTAAACAACCTGCAGAACAATGGGACTTTGAGAATCACGTCAATGCGGCTGTTATAGAAAGAGAAATGCTAGACATGATGAGGGCCAATAACGGATTGGGATTGGCAGGAAATCAAGTTGGATTATTACGCAGAGTATTTGTTATGCGTACAACTGACGGACGTGAATTTGGATGTTTTAATCCGTGGATCATGTTTGGTGACAACAATTTTATTACAGGCAACGAGGGCTGTTTGAGTTTTACAAACTTATGGCTCAAGATTCCGCGTCACAATAAAATTACTGCCAGTTACCTTGACAACACAGGCAAACCATGTATAATAGGACTTGAAGGCCTAGATGCCAGATGCTTCCAACACGAATTAGATCATTTGAACGGTATAACATTTACAGAACATGTGAGTGATTTAAAATTAACAATGGCCAGAAAAAAACAAAGGAAATTAAATGGTTGAACCAAGCGACAATCTACAAGCAGTATTTGAACGTGCAATCGATACTGCCAAAAAGTTACATCATGAATATCTTACTATAGAGCATTTGCTGTGTGCTATGCTGATGGAGGATTCTTTTGTTTCTTGCTTACAAGAATTTGGTACTAAACCAGAAAATTTAAAAAATCAATTACTCGATTATCTGCAGAATAAATGCGGTGAAATTACAGTGACAGATGTTGTTGTCAAACCTAAAAAAACACAAAGCGTTGAACGTGTGCTAAATCGTGCATTTACACAGGTGCTGTTTAATGGTCGTCAGAAAATCGAACCGACTGATGTGTTCTTGGCAATGCTTGGAGAAAAGCGTAGCTGGGTCTATTATTATGTCGCTCTTGCTGAAATTGACAAAGACAAATTTGCCAGCTTTATTAATTCTGCTGGTGAAGAACAAGAAGAAGAACAAGAAGTCGGCAGTCAAAGCGGTAAGATTCTACAGGCATATACTACTAATCTAAATGAACAAGTTAAGAAAGGTAAGGTTGATCCAGTTATCGGTCGTATCGATGAACTAGAAAACATTGCCCTGGCACTTGGTCGTCGTAGCAAAAACAACGTAATCTTAGTGGGTGATCCTGGCGTAGGAAAAACTGCCATAGCAGAAGGTCTTGCGTTTAATATCGTTAAGGGTGCTGTTCCTGATTTCCTAAAAGACTATACTGTGTTTAATCTTGACATTAGTGCTATGCTTGCTGGTAGCAAGTATCGTGGAGATTTTGAAGAACGTTTTAAAATGATCCTTAAAATCTTAACTAAGAAAGGCAAGACTGTGCTGTTCATTGATGAAGCACATATGATTAGTGGTGCCGGATCAGCTGGTAACTCAGCTAATGATCTTGCCAACATGATGAAGCCTGCATTGAGCAAAGGCAACATCAAAGTTATCGCTAGTACAACATGGGAAGAATATCGTAAGCACTTTGAAAAGGATCGTGCGTTAATGCGCCGTTTCCAACGCATCACAGTTGACGAGCCTACACAAGAAGTTACTATGCAGATCCTCAAAGGCATTAAGAAATACTACGAAGGATTCCACAATGTTAAGATTCGTACTGATGCGCTACAGGCGGCTGTTAAACTAAGTGTCAAATATCAAACAGACAAGAAACTTCCAGACAAGGCAATCGATTTGATTGATCTGGCTTGTAGTCGTTTCAATCTTAAACTTGCAGATGACCGAATTATCGGTGAGCGTGAAATTCAATTTGAACTTGCTAAGATGGTCCAGATGCCCGAAGAAAAGATCATGGAAACCGAAAGCTCTACCATGTCTACATTGCAGGACAATGTACAAGCAGATGTGTTTGGACAAGATCAAGCAGTAATTGAAATAGTAGATAAGATCATTGTTGCCCAAGCAGGACTCAAGAGCGAAAACAAGCCTATTGGTTCGTTTGTGTTTATGGGGCCGACTGGCACAGGCAAAACTGAAACTGCCAAGTCACTTAGCAAGCACCTAGGTGTTAAACTGCTACGTTTCGATATGAGTGAATATCAAGAGAAGCACAGTATCAGCAAGCTGATTGGTAGTCCTCCAGGCTACGTTGGCTTTGAAGAAAATGCTGGCTTGTTAATTACACAGGTCCAAGAGAATCCAAATGCTGTTTTACTGTTTGACGAAGTAGAAAAATCACATCCAGATGTTTCAACAATTCTATTGCAGATGATGGACAACGGTTTTATCACAGGCTCAAATGGAAAACAAGCTGATTGCCGCAACTTGATCTTAATCCTTACTACTAATGCCGGTGCAGCCGATGCTGATAAAAATGCGATTGGATTTGGCGCACAGGAAAAAGACTACAGCGACAAAGATCTTAAGAAGTTCTTTACACCAGAGTTCCGTAATCGTTTAGATGCTGTCATCACATTTAATAAATTACATCGTGACACTATTGTTAAGGTTGTTGAGAAGTTCATTGAAGAACTGCGTTCACAGGTTAAAGATAAAGGTATTAGAGTCAAAGTTGATCGCGATGCTATTAATTGGCTAGTTGACCATGGATATGATAGCAAGATGGGTGCTCGTCCATTACAACGTGTTATTGATAAAGAAATCAAGAAAGATCTTGCCAAGATGATGCTGTTCGGTGAACTACGAGGAGGCGGATGGCTAACTGTAAGCGTAGTTGATAATAAGATTACACTTGCGGCTAAGGGAAAAGGATTAGATGTGCCTTTACTAGCTATCGAAGAAAGTAAAGAAAATGCTAACCAAGATAACTAATCGTCTTTTTAATAACAAGTATCAATATAAGGTAGTATTGGTCTGCGGCGGTGCTTCTTATTTCAGGGATCGAGATTTCGATCAAATAAGACAGCGCCTAGCAGGTTTTAATTTTGAGGAGCGTTATTATAAAAATGCAGGAATTAAAAATCAAGAAGAACTTGATTGGACTTTTAAATTACTGGTGACGTTGCAAAATTTAAAAGATTATAGCATAAGAGTTGAACAACCATTCGTATCGATTTATACCAATTCTAAGAAAGATGTTGATAACCTAACTAAACTAGAACCCAGCAAAGTTAAGTATATCAGCGTTCCCCCTACTAATAACACTCTTGCTGAAAATACTATAATTACAAGCAAGATAGACTTTGATTACCGAATCACTCTGGGAAAAACTACCCGCGAACATTCAGCATTTGTTGACTGGGCTAGCAGTAACAAGAAGCTTAGGTTGACTAAAAGCTGTATCAAAGAACTATACAAAGCTCGCAGTTGGGGCGGAACATACTTCTATATCACCGGTGATAACAACTTGTTGATGGCTAGGATGCATTTAGGCGAGGCTATAAACCGGGTAGATCGCATAGTAAAGACTAATCCATAAGTACGGCAGGCGATAAATACTCTAACCGCAGAGTATTCTGCTGTCTTTCAATTATGGATCAAAAATGCGCATACAAGAACTGCTAGAAGGTAAATTTTTCAATGATTTAGACTTTGTTAAATCTGGTGAAAATGGACGCGAGTTAGACTACGATATAACAGAAGATGTAGCATATTTCATGCATCACGATAATGATGCATATCGTCGCCATACTCATCCAGCAATCATGCACTGTGTAGACAACATGAAACGTCATGTTAAGCCTAAAGCAGATGTATTTGAGCCTGCTATTAAAGAATGTTACAAGATGTATGTCAAGCAGTTTCCGATCCGTGAACTTCCGAACGATCTAGACGAAGAAACTATCAAACAAATTTGCGATAAACTGCATGAAGAAGTCCTCCAGCACATCGGTGATGGAAAGTATAAGGACTAATCGTGCGACTACGTGAGCTGTTTATCCGTGAAACTGTCGATACTGCGCAAAAACAGCTCGGCAGAGCTTTCAATCATCCAGAACATTTTGTGTTCTTCCATGGTGCCGCTGGCACATTAGAGGCACTACAGCACTTTGAAGAAGTTGCTGTTGAACAGCCTGGTGCAACTAGTATACGTAAAAAATGGGACGGTAATCCTCAAATCTATTGGGGCAGAGATCACAAAGGTGGACCGTTAGTCTTAGCCGGGCATAACGGTTGGTCACGTGGTGCTAAGACAACTAGTCCAGAAGAAGTAGCTGATTTTATCGCTAACAAAAGCGGCAAGCCCGGTACGCCTGAACAAGCTGCCGAGCGTCAACGATTCGCACAAGAATTTGCAAGCCTATATCCTATATTTGATCGCGCTACTCCTACAGACTTTGTAGGCTTTGTCTATGCCGATGGCTTATTCCTCAAACGCCCTGCATTAGGTAAAGATGGAATTTATACATTCTGTCCTAATCCCAATAGCAACACCTGCTATCATGTAAGAAGTGACAGCAAGTTGGGACAGCGCATTGCCAATGCACAAGTCATGGTCACTGGTCATGGGTATTTCCCACACTATGGTATGCCGGACAATCAACAGAAACCCAAAGATGACTTTAGTGAGTTTAACGGCACTGCACCGTTAATAGTGCAAGGCCCTATTTACAATCCAACTGCACCCCAGTATGATACCAGTGTTATAAAACCGTTGAAAGACTATGCGACTAAGAATGGTAGTGTAATTGATGCATTTATAAACAGCATTCCGCCCACTGATAAAGAAGGTATTTTTTATAAATTTGCCAATGCTATGAGCAAAACCGGAGCATTTGACAGCATTGACAATCAAGGATTCTTCAACTGGCTAGCTGACCCTAAGAATAAGATCAGTAATAACAAGCGTATGCATATTGAAGCCATGAGTAAACAGCATCTAGGTGCTCTAGATGGAATATGGCACTTGATGAAAAAGATACGTCACTTAAAAGATCAACAGCACAGTGCGTTAGAAGCACAGCCCAAGCCGGATATATGGGACACAAACGGTGAAGGTAATGTAAGATATGCTCAACCAGGAAAGCATAAATATGGTAATGTAAAGTTCGTTCCTACAAGTTGGACACCTAAATGAGATTAAGACAGTTATTTGAAGCACACCATAAAGCTACTGCGGCATTTTGCTTTGGTCGCTTTAATCCTGCCCACCAAGGGCATGCCAAAGTGTGGGAAGCTGTAGCTGATGCCGGACAACACTGGTACATCGGAACCAACCCAACAACTATCGGCCCTAACGATCCCCTACCATTTGATATCAAACGAGCATGGATGACTGCTATTGATCCAAAGATCAAAGGTCATGTCGTAGGTGAAAAAAGTGTTGTGACTCTCGCAAGCAAGATATATGAAACAGTAGGCGATAATGCAACCGTGGCCTATGTGACAGATGCGCAAGACTGGGCATGGAGTGGAAAAGTAC